TGCTAAAAAAGCAGGTGTCCCTCAATCCGTTGGAAAGGAATTTACGATGAAAAAGATGGCTAAAGGTGGTGGCGTAGCCCCAACCAAAATGGGTGCAGTGAAGACCGCAGCTCCTAGTCGTGACGGTGTTGCTACCAAAGGCAAGACCAAAGGCACCCAAATTAAGATGGCTGGTGGCGGTAAGATGCCTGCTATGAAAAAGGGTGGGTATATGAAGGGCGGGAGTTGTTAAATTGATGGCCTCACGCGGGATGGGGTGCATAGCCCCATCTAAAATGCCAACTGCCAAGCGTAAAGCGAGGCGGGATGATACTGACTTTGATCAGTACGCTGAAGGTGGCAAAGTGAATGCGGCGGGTAATTACACCAAACCGGGGCTACGCAAGAAGATTGTCGCTCAGGTTAAAGCCGCAGCCACTCATGGCACAGGCGCAGGACAGTGGTCCGCGAGGAAAAGTCAGTTAGTTGCAAAAAAATATAAAGCCGCTGGTGGAGGCTACCGAGATTGAAAGCGCCGCAGCAAAGTTTGAAGGCTTGGGGCGACCAGAAATGGCGGACAAAAAGTGGTAAACCGTCTAGCAAAACTGGCGAACGATACCTCCCGGAGGCGGCAATTAAGTCTCTTACACCTTCAGAATACGCTGCAACGACAAAGGCAAAACGAGCTGGAAAAAGCGCAGGAAAACAGTTTGTTAAGCAACCGGCAAAAATTGCCGCTAAGACTGCGAGATTTAGATGACCACGAGCGGCTCAACCGACTTTAATCTTGAGTTCACCGACATAGCTGAAGAAGCTTTTGAGCGGGCTGGGCGTGAGATGCGTTCGGGTTATGACCTGCGTACTGCGCGTCGTTCGATGAACCTACTGACGATTGAGTGGGCAAATCGTGGCATTAATATGTGGACAATTGAGCAGGGCACGGTTAATTTAGCCCAAGGCACTGCCACATACGACTTACCCAACGATACAATTGACTTGCTTGAACACGTTATAAGGACGGGTGCAGGTAATGCCTCAACGCAAGCTGACCTCACACTTACAAGGATTAGTGTCTCCACCTACGCCACAATCCCAAACAAACTGGCTCAAGCACGACCGATACAGATTTACATCAGCCGCAACTCTGGGGCAACCTACCCAGCAACAAGTGCCTACGAACCCGGACAAACCGCATACCCCCAGATCACAGTTTGGCCTGTCCCTGACCAAGGGACGCTAGCTTCGCCGTATTACCAAGTAGTTTATTGGCGTATGAGGCGCATTCAGAATGCGGGTGATGGTATTCAAACTCAGGATATGCCGTTTAGGTTTCTCCCCTGTATTACAGCAGGGCTAGCGTATTACATTGCACAAAAGATTCCTGAAGGATTGGAAAGACTTCAAATGTTAAAAGCTGCTTATGAAGAGCAGTGGAATTTTGCTGCTGGTGAAGATCGTGAGAAGGCTGCTGTGCGGTTTGTGCCCCGTAGGATGTATCTGGGGAATACTGGGAGCTTCTGATGCCCAATCAGTTTGCAGCGGGTAAATATGCCATTGCACAGTGCGATAGGTGTAATTTTCGCTATAAACTGAAACAACTTAAATCCCTCGTCATTAAGACCAAAAACGTAAACATATTAGTCTGTCCAGAGTGTTGGGAAGAAGATCAACCGCAACTTCAGCTTGGTATGTATCCGGTTTATGATCCGCAAGCTATACGCAACCCAAGAGTAGATTCAAATTCGTACTATCAATCAGGTTTAAATGGGTTACAGATTGAGCCTGTAAATGATGACTCAAGCCAAGATGAAAATGGGGTTCCCTCCGGGGGTAGTAGAGTTATACAATGGGGTTGGTACCCTGTTGGTGGGGCACGATGGTTTGATGCGGGGCTAACGCCCAATAATCTTGTAGCTACAGGCTACGTTAATTCAGTAACTGTTTCGTAGGAGTCCATAATGGATAAGAAAGATTTAGCGCAAGACAAGAAAATGATTGCTGGTGCAGTGCACAAGCATGAGAAAGCCAAACACAAAGGTGCCCCACTGACTAAGCTCAAGAAGGGCGGTCCTACGGGTATGGACATGCGGAAAATGGGTCGAAATATGGCTCGCGCACGTAATCAGGGGATGCGGTAATGGCTAGCTACAGCATGAAAAAAGGCGGTAAAGAAGTTGGCCCTGCGTCAACTTACGCCGAACCCCATACGATGAAGGGTAAAAAGACTAAGGTTGAAGCTAACCCCGGTTCTGGGCCTGATCATAGCGCCGTTGATACTGTTGACATGACGATTGGCAATAAAACCAAGCGCGTGAATAATGATGTGAAAACTTCTGGCATCAAGATGCGTGGGGCGGGCGCAGCCACTAAGGGTGTTATGAGTAGAGGTCCGATGGCGTGAACTACGCTGAGTTAAAAACTGCAATCCGAGGGTATGTTGAAAACGACTTCCCGACGATAAACTTAACAGAATCTAGCACTGTTTGGACTTCTGACGAGCAGCTTGACACTTTTATTCAGCAAGCTGAGCAGCGAATTTATAACTCAGTACAGTTCCCATCATTACGAAAAAACGTTACGGGTGGCACGTCAGCAAATAATCCCTACTTATCTTGCCCGGATGATTTTCTTGCGACGTATAGTTTGGCAGTTATTGATGCAACTGGGCGGTATCATTATTTGCTTAATAAAGATGTTAACTTTATTCGTGAGGCTTACCCCATTTCGTTAGGCGCGGGGAACACAGGACGCCCTAGGCATTACGCTATTTTTGGTCCTTATGTTGTCAGTCAGACAATTACAAATGAATTAAGTTTTATTCTCGGCCCTACACCTGATACAAGCTATAACGTCGAACTGCATTATTACTACTACCCAGAATCCATCGTGACAGCAGGCAGCACTTGGCTTAGTGAAAACTTTGATACAGCGTTGTTATACGGTGCATTACGTGAAGGGTATTTCTTTATTAAGGCTGAAGCTGAAATAACAAGTATTTTGCAATCAAAGTACGATGAAGCTATGACGCTTGCTAAACGGTTGGGTGATGGTATGGAGCGTCAAGACGCTTATAGGTCTGGGCAAGTTCGGTATCCGGTGAAGTAATATGGCAATCGTTCAGACCATGTGCACGAGTTTTAAGGCAGAAGTAGCCCAAGGACTGCATAACTTTACGACGGGGACAGGAAATGTATTTAAACTCGCCTTGTACGTCGCAACTGCCAACCTCGGTGCAGATACCACTGAATACAACGTGCTTACTCCGGGTCAGGCGAGTGGAACCAATTACACCCCCGGTGGGATTGCACTTACAAACATCACGCCTCTTGCAGCCGACGGCACAGGCTATTGGTCTTTTAACGACGCAACCTTTTCAAACGTTACTCTTACATGCGCTGGGGCATTGATTTATAATTCAACTAATGGTAATCGTGCAGTTTGTGTTTTAAACTTTGGGCAGACGATAACCAAGACTGCCGCTAACCTTGTAGTCACCTTTCCGCCTATGGGCGCAACTAACTCTGTACTAAGGATTTCATAATGGAATACGCAAAAACAAATGACGTTGTAACGAGTGGTTTGATTGCTCGTCCCGGCTCAGAAGAGTCTGCCCGTGCTATGGGTAAGTTTACGTTTGAGTGCTATGACAAAGATGGCAAACTCAAATGGACGGCTGAGTCTAAGAACCTCGTGGTAAACGTTGGGCTTCAGTATATGGCTGGTACATCGCTTGATGGTGCTACGGCGCGGATTACCTCTTGGTATATTGGTTTGTACGGCGCAGGTGCTTCTAATACCCCAGCGGCTTCAGATACGCTGTCGTCACACGCTGGCTGGACTGAAATCAACCCTTACACAGGTAACCGCCCTGCGGCAACTTTTGCCGCTGCTACTACGGCTAATCCTTCGGTTGTTACGAACTCAGCAAGTAAGGCTTCGTACAGCATTACAAGCTCTGCTACGGTTGGTGGTGCTTTCTTGGCAAGTGCTGCTTCAGGTACTTCGGGTACGCTATTCTCAGCATCTGACTTCACTGGGGGTGACCGCTCGGTTGTTAACGGTGACACACTGCAAGTAACCTACACCTTCAGCTTGTCAGCATGATATGGCCTTTGTCGTTGCGGACCGTGTACAGGAAACCACAACCAGCACTGGCACAGGGACAATAACTCTAGCTGGTGCTGCGACTGGGTTTCAATCGTTTTCCGCCATTGGGGACGGGAATACTACTTTTTACACTATCGCAGACCAATCCGGTTCCAACTGGGAAGTTGGGATAGGAACGTACACAGCCTCTGGGACAACGCTCAGCAGGACGACGGTACTATCATCGAGTAACTCGGGTAGCTTAGTTAACTTTGGTGCCGGAACCAAAAACGTCTTTGTCACATACCCTGCTGGGCGATCAGCTTATGGGTTGACTGCTGGGGCTAATATTACGCTGACCCCCGGTAATGGTACGACGACAATTTCTGCTGCGGCGGCAGGATCTGCCACGATCCTTGAATCCAAGCAAACTATCTCAAGCAATTACACCTTGACCGCTGGGTATAACGGTATATCGGTTGGTCCGGTGACAATAGCTTCAGGGTATTCAGTGACAATCCCCTCGGGGGCTAAGTGGCTTGTTGTTAATACTTCTCCCGGAGCACTGCCTGTATCCAGTGGCGGCGGGATTATGCCAGCAATGATTTGGGGATAAAACATGGCAGCACCGAATTTAGTATCACCAACCACGATTAATGGAAAGACCGTCACGGTTGATTTAAGCTCTACATCAGCCACGTCCATCCTTAGCAACGCCGCAAGTTCGGGGAAAGTTCTCAAGGTCAACGCCTTGTATGTGGCTAACGTAGATGGTACGAGTAACGCAGAGATAACGATTAACTATTACTCTGCTGCGGCGTTGGGTGGTACGGCTACACAGATAGCTTCTACGGTTTCAGTTCCAGCAGACGCAACACTTGTGGTGATTGACAAGGATGCTTATGTTTATCTTGAGGAAAACACATCACTAGGTGCTACGGCTGGCACAGCAAGCGATTTAAAGATTGTTTGCAGCTACGAAGACATTAGCTAGGAGTCGCCATGCCCAGAGGTAACGGCGGGATAATCGGCCCCGCAAACATACCAACAACAGGTTCTGCCAAAGGCGTTTGGTCACTGATGGAGCAGATGATTGCTAAGAGTCAGGGTATCTGGCCTTTTGGTGGAGGCTACACCATCGTCCAAGCTTTTACCGCAACATCTACTTGGACTTGTCCTTCTGGTGTTACTAGTGTTGACTATCTTGTGGTTGCCGGAGGTGGTGGCGGTGGGGGTGGTGGTGGAAATGGAGCAGGTAACCCAGGTGGTGGTGGTGGCGGTGCAGGGGGTTATAGAACAGGGTCGGGCTTAAACGTAACCGCAGGAACAGATTACACAATTGTTGTGGGGGCTGGGGGAGCATTTGGAACCAATAGCAATAGTAGTTCTAGTGGGGGCAATTCTTCTATTTCTGGCTCTCCTATTTCTAATGACCCATCCATTTCTAATGCGTCTGGAACAGCTTCTTCTATTTCAGGAACAACTTTAACTGTTGGCGGTACTGTAACCAATACGTTTTATGCCGGTATGACGCTTTCTGGAACTAACGTTTCAAGTGGGACATTAATTACAGCCTATGGAACAGGCACAGGCGGTGCGGGCACTTATACCGTTAATATAAGTCAAACAGTTTCAAGCACAACAATAACCGGCGCTTTAAGTGGTGTTAATTCTTTTGGCGGAGGCGGTGGCGGGGGGTATATTGCTCCGCAAGCAGGAAGTTCTGGTGGGTCAGGCGGTGGGGCTGCGGCTGGATCAACGCCACGTTCTGGGGGTACAGGAAATACGCCTAATACTACTCCATCTCAAGGCAATAGCGGTGGTAGCAATAACGGGGGTGTGCCTTATCATGGTGGGGGCGGAGGGGGTGCGGGCGTTGCTGGAACTGCTGGTGGGAGTGCGGGTAGTGGCTCTGGAGGTAATGGAATTCAAGGCCCGTCTTTTGCGGCAAGTTATGGTAGTTCTGGGCCAGGAGGGACGCCAGCTACAGGGTACTTTTCTGGCGGTGGCGGCGCAGGTTATCGGTCTGCGGGATCTAATACATCGGGCGGTATAGGTGGCGGTGGTAGTGGGAGCAGTGTTAGCCTCAATAACGCAACTGCCGGGGGTACTAATACTGGTGGGGGCGGAGGGGGTGCTTCTTACGACGCATCTAGTGGCGCAGCAGGCGGCTCCGGCATTGTTATCCTGAAGTACACCGTACCAAGCCAAACTGTATTTACGTTCAAAGGCACTACAACTTGGAAATGCCCGACAGGTGTTACCAGCGTTGACTATCTTGTGGTTGCTGGTGGGGGTGGTGGTAGCACTTATGGTGCTGGTGGTGCTGGTGGTTTTAGAACAGGAACGGCTTTGACTGTTAGTGCAGGCACGGAATACACCATTAATGTTGGTGGTTCAGGATCAGGG